CTTGTGCATTGAAAGATGAAAAGATAACCATTGTCAAAAATGATGGTGGAGAAGTTCGTATGTTTACGGGCTCTCCTTGGCTATTTTCTATCATTGTGCGCTGCTATTTTCTACCTTTAATAGAATTTTTGGAAGAAGATCCTATTAGAAGTGAGATGGCAGTGGGTGTGAATAGTTTTTCCTCTGACTGGGGAAAATTTCACGATCACTTAAATATCTGGGGCAACAGGTGTGTTGCAGGAGATTTTAAGCGCTTTGATAAAAGTATGCCTGCTGATATAATTTTGGCTTCTTTCTCTATTTTAATAGAGTTAGCACGTAGGGCTGGATATGATAATTCAGATCTAGTTGTGATGTCTATGATCGCATATGACACTGCATACCCTACAGTTATAGCCAAAGGCGATGTATGTACTGTTTTCGGATCTAACCCTTCTGGGCATCCTTTAACAGTTATCATAAATTCTATTGCCAATTCTTTGTACCATAGAGTAGCCTTTTACTATTGTAATAAAAACTTAGTTTTTAATAGTAGTGTTAGGATTATGACATATGGTGACGATTCTATTTTTAGTGTCGCCCCACATGTCAATTTTGGATTCCATCAATGTAAAGATGTGTTTGCCCTAGTAGGAATAACATATACTACAGCTGGAGTTGATAAAAGCGGTGATAGTGCTAATTATTGTGATCTTTCAGAAATTACATTTCTAAAGAGACGATTTTGGAGCACTGTGATTAATGGTACATCTTGTGTCCTTGATCCAATTGAGCCTTTTGTCTTGTATTCGATGTTAGCGTGGTCTAGAAAATGCCACCTAACCGAGCAAGAGAGGACTTTACAAGTTCTTTTTGCATGCCATCTAGAGTTAGTTCGACAACCTCAGGAAGTGAGAGAAGCAATTCTCCCTATGTTGACTGAGTTGAACGGAAAACTTGAAATTGCATTTCGCATTGACCCATTTCCTCAATGGGATTGCATAGAAGAGGCTATGAAAAAGTCTAAATTTACTGTTACATACAGTGAGCTGTCAGAATCCTGGCTCGTTTCTAATACAAGTTCTCGTTGGAAAGAAACTTTGTTTAGTTACATGAAATGGACCTCACAAAAGGAAGTTAGGAGCTCTACCACTTCCTCTGTGCGAATACACGAAAGAAAATTGAGCATTACTGAGCCTCGGACAGATCTTCTTCTTGAAGACGATATGAATGAGGCAGATATTATGATGATGAACAACTTAAATATAAATAACAATAATGACAACAATTTCGATGATGAAGAAGAGACTTTAGAAGGTTTCTTCATTCCTCTCAGCAGTTCAGTAGTGATTAGTAACGATCCTACTGTAAAAACAGAAGCAACTGCA